GTTTATGAAGAGGAGTATGAAGAATGAACTGTTGGCATTGTCAAACAGAATTAATCTGGGGTGGTGACCACGATTTAGAAGATGAAGAAGAGTACATCATGGTTACTAACCTGTCCTGTCCTAAATGTAACAGTCATGTGGACGTATATTACCCACGAGAGGAGATGAAGGATTCCTAAGTACAACATTACAATGACAGAACAAAATATACTAATAGATTCAGGTGATCCGTATGAGATGTATAGACACTTGGCTATATGGGCTGACTATTATGCTGTACAATACAAAGAGTATGGTATACTACCTAGCAATGTAACAATAAAGGAGATAGATTAATGTCTGTAGATAGATATAAAATAGGACTGTCAGTAAATGGTACTGAGAAAATAGTGGAATGTGATGACACATATCCTGACGTACATGATTGGAAGAGTGCTGTGGAGTTTGCTTTTAAACTGGTTGACTATAACATACCAGATGCTAAGATAGACCTACTCTTCTGTGAGGACTGGGAGTCTGAGGAGTATAAAGACTATGACTATGTGCATAGTGTACCACCAAACATAATGTAAGGAGACTAAGATGACTAGATACAAAGTAACAAGAAGTTATTTAGCTACTGAGGTGGCTAATGTTAATGCAGACACATATGAACAAGCCTATGGTAGGGCTGTGAGCCAAGGATATTGGAAAACTTACCAAGGTAATTACAGACAAGGTGATATTGACATAGTAGAAATAGAGGATGACGATTATGAATAGATTTATAGTAGACTACCACCCTGACGCTATAGCTAAAGCGTTGTGTGACCAACACGTAGTGAAGATGCCACTAGAAGAAGCACAGATGCTATGCACTAGCCTATGGCATCACGCACCAGAGTATGCAGAGGAGAATGAGTTGTACAAACCTGTGCATCAAAAGCACCCCTGTACACTATGGGCAATGGAGACACGATCTAACTATGCTTTTGCTTGGCTGACCTATCAAAGTATGTTGAATGAATATACCCACAGGTATGGCAAAAATCATGGTGCAGGTAAACACGCCCTTGCTTTGTTCAAAGGTACAAAGTATATACCAGAAGGTGGTATGACACCACACCCTCAGTGTTTCAGTGGGCATGATGACCTCAAGACAGATGAGAATTATCCAGTACAAGCCTATCGTGCATTCTATAAACGTGATAAGATGAGATTTGCTAGATGGAACAAGAACAGAGCTATGCCTGAGTGGCTACCTAAATTAAGTGATGCTATAGTAGTATAACTAAAAGTGTTATCATTATAGAAACACAGTAGTTGCATAGTAGCCACACACTTTTCCGATATCGGAAGAATGAAACATAATGCTTGTATAGAGGCTGATCTTTATATATAGTACAACCAAGGCACAGTTGCCAAGTGTTAACCAACAAAGGAGATACAATATGATACACTACAATAACATACTCATGCGTACAAAAAGTGTGCGAACACATGAATGGAATACGAAGAAAAAAATAGCTAAAGAACTAAAAGAACCTGTTGTAACTTACAATGTGTCTGTATCTAACACAGATGCATGCGATTTAGGTGAGCTTTACGACATGATGAGATACGCTAGTGAACGTGGTTGTGGACAACCAGTACACGTTCAATTCACAGTAGAAAAGGAGTATTAAACAATGCCATTTGATTTAACAAACGAACTAGACGTACCATATGACTTAGACTTTGAGGTATGCTTTGAGCCAACCAGAGTAAAGGATAAGAAGTATGTCATTAACATGCAGACAGGCCAACCTATTGCTATCATAGGTGAGGGTGCTACAGCTAGAAGTCATGGTGATTTCTATCGTAGTGTCTGGGATGTAATGTCCAATGACCTACCTACATCTGACCTAGAGGATGCAACAGTAGACTTTAAGTCAGCACGTAATGGTGGTTGGACTATGCTTGATATTACATTACCTAAGATTAAGACAACTATTAATACTCCTAAACATTCCACTGAAATAGCACAGAGATTGATAGCTGTGCATGGTATAGATGGTACTGCCTCACCTGCTACATGGTTTGGTGCTATAGACTTCTTCTGTACTAATGGTATGATCACTGGTGATTACGACAAGGTACGTAAGAAGAATACATCAGGCTTCACATTGTCAGGCTTTCAGCATGAGTTATCTAAAGCTAAAACAGACTTTAACCTACAGGGTAAGAGACTACAGACATGGGCAGACACAGACTTTACTTATGTAAGTGTACACAAATTGCTTGAGGACATTACCAAGTCAGAGCGTAAAGCTAAGAAGATGTATGAGTTATACATGCAAGAGGCAAGTGTGCGAGGTCACAATAAGTTTGCATTGTATAGTGCCTTCACTAACTATGCTTCCTATGCTGATGAGCGTAATGGGTTCAGCCTACGTAATACAGGCAATGATACACAGGCTGTGAGTATGTTCTCTCGTGAGCAAGAGGTATCCAAGTGGATCAGTACACCTCTATGGCACAACGTAGAGAACCTTAGAGAGTACGCTTAATGCCAAATCTACCAAGATATGTACAAAAGAGGGAGAGTGGGGAGTATCGTTACAACCCACCTCAAAACCTTGTTGATGCAGGTGTAGTGACCAGAAAAACCTTTGGCACTGACCTGCAACAGGTACGTAGACTTGTAAGTGCTGACAACAAGGCAATAGATGACTGGCGTGACACACAGTCGCAGGTATTTGTGATCACTGATCGTAGCACAGTCAAAGATTTGATTGAATTATACTATAAGTCTAATGATTTCAGTATGTTACGTGATACAACTAAAGTAGACTACAAATACTTCCTGAGTATAGTGTGTGACAAAATTGGCACAGTTAAATATAAAAATGTAACAACAAAGGTTGCCAAAGGTATCTATGAAGAGTGGGTTTTGCGTGGTGTGAGCCTTGCAAACCATACAGCTACCTGTGCATCACGTGTATTTAACTATGCGATTGAGATGGAACACGCTATTCTAAATCCATTCTCTAATATTAAACGTAAGGCAGTAAAGAAGAGAAAAGTTGTATGGACAGAGGATAATGTACGTGATTTTCTTGATGTTGCGTACTCTAAGTTTCAGTATCGTAATGTTGGACTCATTATTCAAATGGCGTACGAATGGTGTCAAAGATTAGGTGATATGAGGACACTAGAATGGGATAATATACACTGGGAAAAGAGGCAGTTACACCTTGAACAAAGTAAACGTAGAGCAGAGGTATTTTTACCTATATCTGATGACTTAATGACCATGTTAGAAGAACAGCGTGTAGACTTTGGCTTTCAAAGGTACGTAGCACCTCATCCTAGCCCCATACAGGGGTCTTTCAGACCTTTTCCCTTGGAGCGACTATCTAAGAATGGTAGGGTCATCATGCGTGAGGCTAGGCTACCTGAGACACTACGATTAATGGACTTGAGAAGGACAGGAGTAACACAAATGGTGGATGCAGGTGTACCATTGCCACAAGTTATGGCAGTGACTGGACATACACATGTGTCTTCTGTGCAACCATATATGAAACATACGTACATGAGTGCAAATAATGCATTGACACAGAGATCAGATAGTTTAAAATCAACAGTATGTTGTAACAATAAAAGTGATACATTATGAATGTAAATAAATATATAAATGAATTATCACTTACAATGGGAGAAAGTGTAAGAGTGTATTGTCCTTCATGTAACATGAAAGAGTTTTCAGTTACAAATGATATGGGAAATATATTGTATAGGTGTTATAGAAACAGTTGTGACTTACATAAAGGTGGACGAGTAAAAGTACAATTAAGTAAAGATGACATACAAGAATACTTTAATCGTACTACTAAAGAAGTTAAAGAAGTGCATTTTAATAAGCCAGAATGGTTAGTGAAAGATAACGTAGCTATACAATCATTCTGTACTCAGTGGGATATAGATCCAGATGAGTTGGGTTTATTGTATGATGTAAAAGAATGTCGTGTCGTATTTCCTGTGGTTAAATCGGGTGTGATGATAGATGCTAGTGGCAGAAGTATCACACATAGAATACCAAAATGGAAACGATATGGTAAAAGCGACTTGCCTTATAGTCATGGTAATGGTAATGTCGCTGTAGTTGTTGAGGACTGTATAAGTGCTGCAATTGTAGGTAGTGATGTATATGTCGGGGTCGCTGTGTTGGGTACATCCCTATCAGAAGGACACAAGAGGTTCTTATCACAGTTCTCAACAGCAATTATAGCGTTAGATCCTGATGCGCTACCCAAGACACTAGAATTTACTAAAGAACTGCGAGGTCATGTAGATAATGTAATGGCCTTTAAACTAAATAATGATTTAAAATATAGACACCCTAACGACATTGAAAAACTAACAACACTAGGAGTATAAAATGGAATTATCTTTAATACGTAGCCTAATGGACAAAGGCTTTTATGATGATCATCGTGGTGCGCGTTGCCCTGATCGTTTGTTCAGTAAAGATGTAAGAAAAATTAAACATACTATAGACACAGCGATGCAACGATATGACCGTACTGTGACTCCTGCTGAAGTTGAGGCATTGTTTATGTCAAATAATGCACAGCTAACTACAGCACAGAAACAAGCATACTCTTCACTGTTTAATCAGGTAAAGAAAGAGTCGGCTATGGGTAGTGATGTAGCACAGGAAGTATTATCTAAATTGTTTCAACAAGTAGTTGGAGAAGATATAGCTAATCTAGGATTTGAAATGGTCAATGGTACTATGTCTAACCTAGAGCCTATACGTAATATACTTGAGCAGTATGGTGATGACTTCACACCTGACTTAAATATACAATGGGATGATATGGACATTGAGACACTGCTGTCTAAGAATGATTTGGAAGCACAGTGGACATTCAACATACCTACACTTACACGTAAGGTAGAGGGTGTGAATGAAGGACACTTGATAGAGGTAGGTGCTAGACCTAACACAGGTAAGACATCTTTCCATGCGAGTTTAGTGGCAGGGCCAAATGGTTTTGCACAGCAGGGTGCTAAATGTGTCATATTATGTAATGAAGAAGGTACACATCGTGTTGGTGCTAGATATTTAACAGCAGCTACAGGTATGACGATGCAGGAAGTTAAGCAGAATCCTAGTAAGGCTAGAGACCTATACAAAAACATTAGCGAGAATATTAAAGTTAAGGATGCTACTGGGAGAGATATGTCATGGGTTGAGAGTGTATGTAAATCTTATAAACCTGATATAGTTATACTAGACATGGGTGACAAGTTTGCTCGTACTCAAGGTTTTGCTAGGACAGACGAGGCACTCAAGGCTAATGCTATTCATGCAAGACAGATTGCCAAACAACATGAGTGTGCTATATTTTATATGTCACAGCTATCTGCTGATGCAGAGAACAAGGTTGTGCTAAACCAAGCAATGATGGAAGGCTCACGTACAGGTAAAGCTGCTGAAGCTGACTTGATGATACTTATAGCTAAGAACCCACCTGTAGAAGGACAGGAAGAAGAAGATACACAACGTCACCTAAACGTAGTTAAGAATAAGTTGTCAGGTTGGCATGGTATTGTACACTGCGAACTTAACTATAAGACAGCGAGGTATGAAGTATGA